AGCGCGGTTGTGCATCAGATCATTCGCGTTGAAACTACAGAGCAAGACAACACGGCGATCACTTACGAACTAATCCTGAGGGCATAACGATGGCACGTCAGATCAGAATTGATCAGATTGCTGATCTGATGGAAGAAGAAATCGAGCATGTTGTCAAGCTGACGGCATTGAGCTGGACAAAGCAAGTTAAAGAACAGACTCCTGTTTTTTCGCTCAGCAACTATTCCCAGAGCGAGCTTGACTCCATGCCGATGTTTTTTACCGTAGGGGGCAAAACAGTCCCTCTTAAAGAAGCACTGCTAGAGCATGGCACGGGAGGAACGCTTCGTGGGGCTTGGCAAACAAGGATTGGTAAGTTTCAGGCAGAAATTACAAACAATATGGAGTACGCGGAGCCTGTCCTATATGGCAATAATTTACCGCCAGGTTGGGGCGGTAAATACCGGACACGGCAAGGCACGGTTCCTGGGTTCCCTGATTTAATTGGCAAAGAAATTGCCACCAAAGAAGTGCCGCAATTCATCCGTGCTTTCAGGAGGCGTAATTAATGGCTGCTGCTGATCTCAATGCAATCAGGGCCACGATTGAAGGCAGGCTTGCAACAGAGCTAGCTGGCGATCCTGCTATTCCTGTTGTGTTTCACAACATGGCGTACGAGCCCACTCCTCAAGCGTCTTGGGTGCAATGCCTTGTCAGCTTTGGCGCCAGCGAATATCTAAGCCAAGGGTTAACAACTGACTCTCAAAACAGGCTTATCGGAATTGTCACCATCAACATCTTTTCAGCCAAAGGTGTTGGTTCTGGAGCCAATTACATCATCGGCAAAAGGATTCGAGACCTTTACAATAGGGTCATCGCGTCGGGGGTTTTCTTCGACGCTGCTACAGGTCCAGAGGCGTTGGCTTCGCCATCACCCGAGGGCTACTTCCAAACCCAGGTCCGTGTGACCTTTGAATCCATCGAGGAACTCTGACCATGGCCACAATCCGAGGCGAGCAAGGCGCCGTTCAATTTGAAGCTGCTGGAGGCAGTAAAGCAACAGTTGTAGGTACCCGCAGTTGGAGCCTTTCAACCACTAAGGAAACGCTTGACACCACAAAGCAGGGTGACACTTTCCGTAGTTTTATTGGAAGCATGATCTCTGGGTCTGGCAGCGTTGAATTGGTTTACGACCCTGACGCAACTGGCCAGGCTGGTTTCCTAGAAGATGTGATTACGGCCGCTGATCCTGCTGATGCAACTTTTGAGTTGTTTACAACAGGCACATCGTCTGGCACGGATTCGGTCAGTTTTGCTGGCATCCTTACGGACATGGAAATCACCTCTGCCGCTGGTGAATTAGTCGTTGTGTCTTGCAACTTCATCACTAGCGGTGCAATCGCCATGAACCTGGAGTGATCTAAGGCTATGATTTAAGCGCAAGCTTTTATTAAATGGCTCAAAATCGCACCGTCGATCTGCTGGTTGAGGCGTTTGATCTTAACCAGCGCCGTAAGTTTGAATTAAAAAACGCCGAAGGCAAAAAGATTGTTGATCTGTTTTTTAAGCCGATCACACGCGCTGACCGCAAGAAAGCGCAAAGCCTTTCTGGCACTGAAGAAGCCTTAGACATCAGCACGCAGATGCTGTGTCAGATGGCAGAACTTGAGGATGGCACGAAAGCCTTTGCCTCTGCTGACTCCTTGAAGCTCCATAAAAAGCTGCCTGAGTCTGTACTAAACGAACTTGAGCTGTTCTTGTTTGGCCTTGGTGAAAAGGCTGACCTTGAAGAAGCAAAAAACGACTGAAGCAGGACAACTGGCTCAATTTTGAGTTCTTTCTGTCCTGCGAACTGGGAATGACGCTTAGCAGGCTTCGCACGGAACTAACCGATGCGGAGCTTGTGTATTTTGCTGCATATTACGAATTGAAGGGTGAACGAGAGCAGCAGGCAATGGATCGCGCAAAAACAAGACGGCGGTAAGATAGGACCAGCACTGGATCAGTCGTGGCAAGAGCAAACGTTGAACTGATCGTCGAAGCCGCCAAGGCTATTAATCCGCTGCGAAAAGTTGAGCAGCACAGTAAAAAAGTTGATCAGGCGTTAAAGAAAAATCAAAAAAGTGCGCGAGATGTTGAGGCCGCATTTCAGCGGATGGGACGAAATGGCATAAGAAGTCTTCGAGACCTTGAAAGTAATGCGGCTCGGCTTGGCAAGAGCATGGGCGGTTTGCGCGGCACTATTGGAAAGGCTGCTGTTGCTTTTGCTGGGTTTAAAAGTGTTCAAGTTGGTATTGCCAGACTTGAATCAGAAAGGCGAATTAAGGCATTAGCAAAAAGCTACGGGGAAGCCGCTCAATTACAGAACGCGGCAACATCAGCATCTAAAAAATTCAAGATAAGTCAGACAGAGGCAAACACTGCACTGGCTGGGGTCTTTGCGCGTTTAAGGCCAGTTGGCGTCTCTTTAAAGGACATTGTCAGCACATATAACGGCTTTAATACCGCCGCACGGATTAGCGGGGCAACTGCTGTTGAGGCGAGCAATGCTTTCACTCAGTTAGCGCAAGCCCTCGGCTCTGGCGCTTTGCGTGGTGATGAATTTAACAGCATTTCCGAGCAAGTCCCCGGCATTTTGACGGCGATTAGCAAAGAAACTGGCGTTGCACAAGGCAACCTCAGAAAATATGCAGCAGAAGGGAAAATTACAAGTGATATTGTTATTCGTGCTTTAAAAAGAATTGAAACAGAAGGGGCAGACCAACTTACAAGCGCACTTGGCGGACCTGCTGCCAAGATAAAAGAGTTCCAGAATGCTGTTGAAGATGTTCAAGTTGCAGCCACTGAAAGCGCAATACCTGCAATTACAGAAGCAATCTCTGATTTGGGCACAGTTATAAAACAACTTGAGCCAGCAATTCGTTTTATTGGTGGATTACTCGCTGGAGTTGCAAAAGTTGTTGGCAATATTGTTGAAAATATTGCTTCTGGCGGCAAACTTGCAGCAGCGACACAGGCGGCGCAGCAAGCAACAACTTTGCAAACAAACGCTAAGTTTGGCGCACCAGGGCCGTTCAATCAAAAGCGACGATCTGCGGAGGCAGAAGAATTTGCGAACAAGACTTTTGAGCGTGAGCTATCAAGACGTTTAGCTATTCTTCGTGGTGCTGTACCTGGCCAGCTTCCTCCTAGCGCAGCTGATATTGGGGCAACAACAACAACAACAACAACAACTCCAACCCCAGTGACGACGGGCGGCAGTAAAGGCGCTGCAGCAAAAGAGCGCGTTGACATGTCGCAAGAGTTATTTGACTTGAACAAGCGCTTACTTGGTCAAGGGGATGCGTTGACTGAATCCGAAAGAATTGTTCTTAATTTTCAAATTGAAAAGCAAAAGATTGCAGAAGATAATTTATTGCCGCGTGAAGAAGAAATAAGGCTGCTTGAGGCGGCGGCCGGGTTTGAGCAAGACATTTTAGATCGTCGTGAGGACCAGCAAAAACTTACAGACGAAGCAAACAAAAAAGCAGCTAAAGAAGCTAAGCGCCAAGAGGAAGAGGCGCAACGCCGTCTTGAGGCTGATCCTGGCTTCCAGATGCAGCAGCAACTTGAAAAACTTGTAGATACTCAAAATCAAGTTGCATTTGCTGCCAAGTCAATGGGTGGCGCATTTGCAGATGCTTTTGGCGATGTTGTTTCTGGCGCCAAGACTGGGCAGGAAGCATTAGCAGACATGCTGAAATCTATTGCCTCTGACTTTTTAGATATGGCGAAAAAGATTATTGCTCAGCAGCTAGCGATGATCTTGTACGGCACGATCATGAAGGCGCTAGGTATTAGCGGCGGTGGTGGCAGCTCGTCTGATCCTTTTGGCACGGGACTTTCTAGCGTTTCGCAGATTGGCGGCGGTGGAATGGTTAGCCCCTTCGCGGAAGGTGGTTACGTCAACAAACCAACCAACGCATTAATCGGTGAAGGTGGTGAGCCTGAGTACGTCATCCCCGAATCAAAAATGCGTGAAAGCATGGCGCGTTATTCGCGCGGCTCGCGTGGCAGTGGAGTAATTCCTGAAAGCGGAAGTTCTGGAGCGAATGAAGGTGGCGGAGTTGCAGTCGCCGCGCCAATCGATGTCCGCTATACCGTGGAACGTATCAACAGCGTCGATTACGTCACAGCAGACCAGTTCCAATCTGGGATGCAACGTGCCGCTGAGCAAGGTGCAAAGCAGGGTGAGCAAAGTACATTAAAG